TGTGTCAGCCCCGGAAGACTGTCGTCCACCGGAGTCGTCTGCGGTTCGGCCACGTTGGTGGCCGCCCAGGCGACGGCCGCCCGAATGTCGTCGCCCAGACTGGTCAGCGTCGGCTCCTGTGGCGCCGACGCGAACTCGTCACGCAACTCGTCAGTGAGTCCGGCCAGGAAGCCGGTCAGGCTGGCGTCTTCGTTCGAGTCGTTCTGGCCGTCGTCGCTGGTCACGGCGTCGTTCAAGGCCTGCGCCACGGCGGCCGGTCGCCGTCGGTCGCGCGCCACCAGCGTGATGGCCGAGGAGTCCACGCTGACGCGCTCCTTCGGCGGCGCCACCTTGTCGGCCAGTCCGGCATCCACCGCCTCTTGCGCGTTGTACCACTTCTCCGCGCGCATGATCTCCCGCCACTCCTTCGGCGTGCCACCGGCGCGTTCGGCGTAGAACGTGGCAATGTTGTCGGAGGTACGATCGAGGATTTCGGCCATCTTGGCCATGTCCGCGGCGTTGCCGATCTGGACGGCGTGCGCGTCGTGGATCATCACTTCGGAACCCCGCCCCATGATGATCTCGTCGCCAGCCATCATGATCACCGATGCGATGGAGGCGGCCAGTCCGGTCACGGTCATCACGATGCGGCCCGGATGGTTGGCCAGTCCGTTGTAAATTTCGATGCCGTCGAAGACGTCGCCGCCGGTGGAGTTCAGCGAGACGTTCAGCGTCTTGGCGTTCGCGACGTCGGGCGCAGCCAATGCACGGGCGAACACGCCGGAGTCTACGTCCCAACCGATTTCGCCGGTGATCATGACGTCCACGACGTCAGGCTCCGACGCGCGCGCCTGGATGGAGTACCACGGACGGCTGCCGGTCGTCGCCTTCGCGGTGGCCTTCAGTTGCTCACGGCGACGCGCCAGGAACTGCTGAACGGCGTTGTCCGCGCTGTCGCCCGACTTCTTGTTGTGGTCGGCGATGTGGGCCTGGAGATGGGCACGGACGCCCGCCTTGTCTCCGTCCGGAATGGACGAATTCTCCAGCCGCGACAATCCGTTGTGGCACGCGGGAATGTTGGCCGGGCCGCCCTTGGTCCGGTGGTGCGGGAATTTGTAGTCTTCCTTGACGTCCGAGCCTGCCTCATCTTCCCAGGCAAAGCAGTAGTGCAGCGTCGCGGCGTTGTTCGGCATGGCCGCTTCGGCGGCCGGACCGTCCCAGGCGGAATCCTCCGTGGCCGTGTGGTGCACGCCGATCGCGGCGGCGCGGATGAGGGTACTTCCCACCTCACTCACCTTCCTTCGGCCACACGCCGATGACGGTCCCTCGACAGTTGATCCCGCCCAGGCAGCCGACATAGCCGCCGTTGGGGTACAGCGCGTACAGCTTGGCCATGTCGCCGCCGGTGACGCCCAGCAGCGTCCCGTCCACCTCGCGGCACGGCACGCACAGGTGATCGTCCATCAGCTCCGCGGAGTACAGCCGCACGCCGTCGGTGTAGATCAGGGTGGCCAGCCGCGCGCCTAGCTCCGCCGTGTGCAGCGCGTAGCCCAGCTGAGCCTTCGGCACGGCGTCGGTCAGGCCGTCGAGGTGCTTGCTGACGTCGGCCGCCGTGTCGGCGCCCGGTCGGCCACGCCGGTGCACGCGCTGCGCCTCATTGCCGGCCGACAGCGCCAGGGCCAGCGCCAGCAACTCCGCGGTCACCAGCGCCTGCTGCGCCATGACGGAGCTGTCGGGGACCTGCGGAGGCACGGTGACGCCCTGGGCCTTCGCTTCGTCCACGACGTGCTGAGCGGCCGTCGGGGCGTAGGCGGTCATGGCGTCGGCCAGCACGGCGGCGCCCTGCGTCGGATCCACGCCCAGCTCCGCGAAGGCGCGCACGTCGTCATCCTGCGCGGCCCGGGCGACCTGGGCGGCCAGCTGAGCGACCCAGGCGGCCTTCACGGCACCCCATCGCAGCAGCAGCGCCGCCAGTGCCGCGGCGAATGCCGCCTTGACCGGAGTGAGGTCCGGCTGCTGGTCGGCTGGCAGCGTCGCAGGGGCGGTCACAGCGCACCCCAACTGTCTAGTGCGTGGCCGTTGGTCATCGGCTTGCGGAAACCGGCGGCCGGCACCGGCGCACCCGGCTGCGGCTGGTCCTGGTCGTCGCCGGTCGGCGGCTGGCCGGGCGGCATGACCACCGGCCCGGCTGGCGCTTCCCATTGCATATCCGGCAGACCCAGCCAGTTGAGCACGTCGTTGCCGTCGAAGCCGGACGAGATCGCGGCGGCCATCGCCGTGCCCAGCGCCGCGTTGACCTGGGCGTCCAACAGCTTGTCCGCGGGGACCGGGTTGACGTAGTCGAACTCCAGGCCCTGAGCGGTGTTGCCGAACATCGGCAGGTAGTTGTGGTTGAGCATGTCGCGCCAGGCGTCCAGGCGGGGCACGACCAGGTTCTCCGCGAAGGAGGCGCGGTTGGCTTCCGCGATGGCCCGATTGACGTCGTTGGACGCGCCCAGCATGGACTTCGGGAAGGCCCAGCCTTCGGTGATCTCGTCGCGCTGGTCCTGCCGGTTCTCGACGAACTGGTTGTCCCGATTGGACGGATCAATCGTCTTCCAGGTCATGCCGTTTTCCAGCATGGCGATGCGGTGGGCCTTGTCGACGCCCTTGTGGGTGTCGGCCCAGCGCTTCTGGAATGAGGTCCACTGGCCGTCGTCCAGCTTGGTCGGCACCTCGATGATGCCGCCGGGCGTGGCGTCGTTCAGGTAAAAGTTCCGGGCGTACATCTGAGCGAAGCGGGCGGCATCCAGAGTGGGCAGTAGCGCCTGCACCGGCGAGATACCGCCGTAGGGATCCATCGGGTCGGGCGTGACGATCTCCAGCACCTCGTCCACGTCCAACGGCACTTGCTCACCGTTGGGGCCGCGGTAGATCCACCCCTGAAGGTAGGTCGTCGAGTCGCCGGGGATGGGGAACACCCGGTCCGGCCGCATCGGCCACAGGCCGATGGGAATGGACCGCATCACCTTGCTACGCTGGACGACGAAGTAGGTCAGGCCGGTCAGTTCCTGGTGCTGCTCACCGGCGCGCACCAGCCGGTTGCGTGACCACCAACCGTTCGGGTTGTTCAGCAGGTTCAGCGCCGCGTGATTGCCGTTGATGATCTCTTCGCGGTCTTCGTCGTCGCCGGTCGGACTGGAGCGGTACAGCTTCCAGTCGGCCTTCGCCACCGCCATCGACAAGGTGTTGACGACGGCGAACACAGTGCCGTTGCGCGCCATCTGCTCAAGCTGGGTCCGCCGGGCGAAGGTGGACACCAGCTGAGTGGAGAACGGGCCGCCGGTGGCATAGCTGACGGGAGGCTTCTGGCTGGAGTTGACGGCGCCGGCGACGGCGGCGAACAGGTTCCTCATGCTCCACCGCCCGGCGGCTGGAGCAGCCAGGCGAGGGTGAAGGCGGACAGGCCGGTCACGAGCCAGCCCAGCGGCGAGGCGACCTCGAAGGCGCTCACATCGAAACACCCCAGGCCTGCGACCTGGAGTGCGGAGTGGATGAGCGACTGCCGGCGCGCTCTGACGGACGTCGTGACGGCGACCAGTGCCCTGACTACGCGGGATGCCGCGCCGGTCACCCGTTGGCCGACCGGACGGGACCCGGGCATTGATGGGTTGATCGCCGTCACGAACGCGACGGTAGCACGGGTGATGCACAGATTGTGAGACCCGAGTCCCGGCAGCCGCCACAGCGTTATGGAACTCGGGTCTCACTTTCGCCAGCGCGGGCTTCCCCTCCGCGCGCTGGCGAGCCTACGTCATGCAGCCAGCAGACTGACGGCGACTTCGTGGTAGCAGCGCCGGCCGCGCACGGCCGCCGGGCAGGTGCACGCCATCGGCGCCGTGCGGTAGCGGTCGACGCCGTTGGACGCCACGACCAGCCACACGCGGCCGGGGCGCAGCGTCTCCACCGCGCCGTCGGCCAGCAGCTCCAGCGCCTTCGCCACCTGCTCCGGCTTGGCCTCGACGACCTGGGCGGCCAGCCGCGCCTTGCGGTCGCAGACCGGACCGCGGCCGAGAGCGACGGAGCGGGCGCTGGTGAGCGCCCGTCCGCATCGGGTGCAGGTCCGGCGGATCATCGGATGGCCAGGCGGATTGGTCGGTATCGCTGTGGCGGTCATGAGAGAAGCATCCCACACCGTTAATAACCATGTCAAGCACGGCTTGTTTTACCAGGTCAGGACACGGAGCTGGTACGTCGCTCCCTGGTCGATGTGCATCACGAAGTACCGTCCGGCATCCATGCCGTGGTCGTCCACCTTCAGCGGTTCGTCAGGCTCCGGTCGCGGCTGGCTGGTCACCAGCGGCGGACGCTTCCAGACGTAGCCGCCCCACTCCTCGGCCGTGCACGTCGGCTTCGCGGCGTCCACCAGCGCCTGATCCCGCTCGGTCCGCGCGTCGCGGACGATGAACAGCCGCGCCCGGCCGTCACCGGCGCGAGACAGCCGGGCCTTGACCGCCTGGATGCCGGTGTCCACGTCCTTGACGGCCGGCGTCGTCACCAGCCCCGTGTGTTCCTCGAAGGTGGCCCGCCCCTCTGCGTCGTGGTCGCAGATGACCGCCACCGGCATAGGCTCGCGCCAGGAGCGCCGGCCGCCCTGGAGGGCCTTCAGCGGGTTGTCCTTGTCGCCGTCTTCCTGCCGGGCGCACGTCTTGGTCACCTCGCGGAGGATGTTGCGTGCGTGCTCTTCGACCAGGCGGCCCGTGTGGTAGGTCTCGGCGTAGAGGTAGGCGCGGCCGTCCGGGTCGACGGCCCAGCGCTGGCACACGAACGGGTTGCGGTAGCCGAAGTCAACCGACCAGTACCGCGGCCATTCCTTGGGGATGCGGAACGGCTTGAGCAGGTGGTGGGCGTCGTCCCACTCCTCGTAGATCTGGCCTTCGGCGGCCACCCACTGACCGAGCCGCAAACGCTTGTACCGCGGACCGGTCAGTTTGTCGAGCTTGCCTTCGATGTAGGCGTGCCCTGCCGGCGTCATGACGAACGAGCCGTCCGGCAACTGGTCGAAGTAGACGGGGTTGTCCTCATGCCGTGACTCCAGCATGACGATGTGACCGTCCTGCGCCCGTTTCTTAATCCAGTGAAACGGTGTGGACGGGTTGCAGTCGGCGATGACCTGGCTGTACGTCAGATTGCCGGCGCGAAGCCGAGTGATGATCGCTTCCCAGTCGGCAGGCTCCAGCTCCGTGGCTTCCTGGGCGAAGACGATGTCGTACTCCGTCGACATGATCTTCGACGGCTTGTCCATCCCGCCCACGGCGATGAACGCGCCGTTGGAGTACATCCAACCGGGCGGCTTGTCCAGCGAGCCGCCGAAGAACTTGACGTGCCCGCACTCGATGGCCTCCGCGGCCACCTTCTCCCGGTAGGTCACCAGGCCGGACTCCGTCAGCGACTTCATGGTCTTGCGCACCATAAGGCCCTTGAACGCACCATTGCGTAGCGCGACAAGGTGGAGCTTTTCCAGGGCGGCGCGGCTCTTGCCGGTGCCCGCCGGGCCGGACAGGATGAGCTCATCACCGCGGTAGTGCAGCAGCTCCAGGGCGGCGCCACGCGGCCGGTACGTGTGCACCAGCCGCGTGACTTCAGGTTCGAGAGTGGCGGTCATAGCCCATCCCTGCGTACGTAGTAGCCCAGCAGGAAGAATCCCACGATCAGAATAAGCACGTGCCACCATGCGATCATGGCTTGTCCGCTCCGATCAACTCGACACCTCGCGGCATGAGCGACTCGTCATCCAGCGCGTTGATTAGCCACCAGCCGATACAGCTGGCGCACAGCGCCCACGAACAGCCGTTGGACTCCGGACCGCCGTGCCAGATGAACTCGGCTTCCGGTGGCGGCCACTCGCCCCGTCCACGATGAACGGAGTAAGCCGATGAGCACGGGCTCACGACTTCACCAGCAGCATGGCGTCCACCACCAGAATGGCAGCGATGAGCACGGTGTCCAACCATGCGTGCCAGCGGGGCATGGCTACCCCTCCCGCTCATTCGGCCACTGAGTGCCGGAGTTCGACAGGTGGTGTCCACTGTGGCCGGGCGGCCGAACGCACGTCTTCGGACCGTTAGGGCCGCATACTGGCGGCTCTGCCGTGTCGTCGTCAGTCCACCACGTAAAGCCATCGTTGGCGTGATGGACGCCCGGATGACCAGGCGGTCGAATGCACGTGCGCGGAAACTTGTTGGCTCCGCAGATAGGCGACTCTGCCACCTTGCCGCCCTCGCTCATGGCCGCGATCACCGGCGCGGCCAGCGATGTAACCAGCCGCTCATACCGCGCCGCATCATGCCCGTGCTCCGTGTGCACGCCGACGTAGAACCCCATCCGGATGAGGCCACGCACCAGGTCGGCGTTCACAGGTCCACCTCGTCGCCGTTGAACTCCATGCAACCGTCGGTCACCCGCGAGAACAGAGCGCCGCATACGTCGCACTGGTGGTCGCTGCCGCCGAGGCCATCGGCGTGGCCGGGTGCCTTGTCGCAGATGTGATCGTGCTCGAAGCCGGCGCCGTAGGCCGGCACCCTGACGTCGCATCGCGGATTCAGTTGGGGCATAACGACATCGGCCACAGGCTCCGGCGTCACCTGACGGAAACCCTGCGCCTGAAGGGAAGCAATGAACTTGTCTGCCGGCGATGCGTCCGAGCAGGACGCATCGCCGGCCCCCGCCTGCTCCTTCACGAGCGTGGCCGCCTGGTCCAGGATGGACTGCCGGATCTCGTCGGACAGCGTGAACGGCGGCTCGTCGGTCGGCACCGACATGTCCTTGAAATCCGGATTGTGGATCGTCAACGCCGTCGGGCCGTGGCCGATCACGCCGTAGGGCACATACGCGGCGGCAAGGTAGAGCTCCGCCAGGTCGTTCAGCTCTGCGGCCACCACACTGTCCGGCAGCGCGCCGGCGCGGCCGATGCGCACCGCGGCCGACAGCACGGTCATCAGCCGTTGCTTGCGCTGCTGTTCGTAGGTCGTCATGAGTTCCCCTCGTTAGTCCAATTTGGACGGATCAACGCCCACCACCTCATAGGTGACGTGCGTCTTGTTCGTCGCCTCCACGCGCACCGGCTTGTTCAGGCCGAGAAGCTTCGCACGCTCCGCATCGTGCGCCCGGATCTCCTTGCGCGCCTGAACGTTGACGGCATCGTCCAGCAGCGGCTCACCGATGAGAAGGAGCAGCAGTTCGCGTGTCACCTCGCCGCCGTTGCGTTCGATGAGCTCTTCGATCTCCTTGCGCTGGCGAGGTGACACGCCGGCGCGCACTACGTGGCCGTTGTCCACCAACGGATGGTCGGCTTCGGCAATCTCGGTCAGTTGGGCGATGGCGGCATCGTGGCGTTGCACGATGGCTTCCACTTCTGCCTTCGCATCCATGACGATCTCGTTCTGGATGCGCTCCACTTCTTCGTGGATGTCCTGCCAGCAATTGCCGTAATTGCCGTTGTAGTACTTGTTTGCGACGGCAGACCAGGGCAAGCCCTTCAGCTTCATGGCGATAGCGGCGGCCTGACGATCCTTGCTTTCCTGCGTCCGACGTCGCCCCGGCATGGTGAATCAACTCCCGGTCTTGAGAGCAGATGCTTGCGCCTCCGGCGGCGTTTCCATCGGCACGCCGGCCGCCTTCACCAGCGCGAGGAATTCACGCACGTTCATGCGCACTAACGTATCCCCCTTGCCCTGCATGTGATGCGGCGACAACTCCTCCCAGGGAATCGCCGACGCGGTACGAGTCGCACGCATTCCGGCGCACAGCGACAGATTCGCCACCAGCCGCATCGGCAGCCACGCGAACCAGCCGTCCACCTCCGCACACCCGATGCGCTTCTCGATGATGACGGCGAACGGCAGTCCGGCAGCCAGCGCCTGGTCGTTGGCCGCCTCCCAGATGTCGGCCAGCTTCTTCCCGGGCACGAACTGGTCGGCCCCGCGCTGGTGCCCCTTGGCCTGCACCAGGAACGGCACCCCGGCGAAGTCCCCCTCGTCGCCGGACTCCGTGTGCCTGTTGCGCCAGCCAGTGCGCACGAGCCGTTTGGATGCCGGCCAGTACTGGCGCAGGAAGCGGGCAACGCGCTGCTCCGTCTCGCGACCGGAGTACCGGTTGCTCGCTCCCTGGCTCTTCACCCGCGCCGTCACAGTCCCTCGATCGCGAACGGGTTGACCTCGTCGACGACGGCCGGCGCCGCGTCCAGCGCGTCGAACACGTCGGCGATGGCGTCCGCCTGCTGCGCCGGCACATCGTCGGCCGGCGTAACCGCCTGCACGGCGCTGCCCTTCGGTGCGGCCTTGCGGCGACGCTTGGGCGCGGCCACGACGGCGTCAGCAGTCTTGGCCACCGCGGCCACGTTCTCCTCGCGAGTCGGCAGTGCCACCTCCGCGGCGGCCAGCGCCGACAGCTCAGCGTTGCCGGCCGTGCCGTTGTCGGCCGCTTCCTGCGCCGCCCGGCGCCCCTGCTCCTGGGCGGGCGAGAGTCCTATTGCGGCGTCCGGGTCGGCGGCGATCGCATCGTTGACGGCCGCCTCCGTCGCGAGCTGCGCCGCGGCGACCGACTCCGGCGTCAGCGTGACGGCGTCTCGTGCCAACAACTCCGCGCGCTGCGCCCGCAGCATCGGCAGCGCCAGGTTGAACCGCGCGCCCGGCGTGAAGCCGAACGACGCCATGAAGGTCAACTCCTCGTCGACCGCCTCGCCGTAGCGCACGCCGTCGGTGTAGGCGTAGACGCCGTCGCGGGCGACCAGCCATCCCTCCGTCGCCGCGGGCGCCCACAGACCCAGCTCCGCCAGCACGGACGACGCCAGCGCCGTCGACCACTCCGGCAGCACGGCCAGCACGCACGGTGGCGTGAAGTCGGTGCCGACGGTCAGCTTGGCCGACCCGTCGGTGGAGTCCACTCGCAGACTGGCCGTGTAGCTCATGCCGGCGTCGGGCCGCCCGTC